TAGTTCTTTTACAGATAGTATTATAATAACACAAGCTCAAGGTTTTGTTTCTGGTGTAAATACTGTAGTTTTTAAAGAACCTACATCAACTACTGCTGTTGATGGTGTTTTTGTTGCTGCTGGAACTGATAGTGGTATAACAGATGAAATACACTTTGATAATACAGCTCAAGTTGTTGATATATTCTTTAAAATTCCAGATGCAGATGCTAATGCATTAATAAATGTAGGTCTTTTTGGTACAGACGTTAGTGGTTTGTATAATAATACTAATCAATCTTATGTTTTTGATCAATGGAACGAAAACGATGGTGTAGCTCCTGACTTTATTCCTTATGCAGATACTATATCAACTATAAATACTGGTAGTTGGTTTGCTAGTCCACCTACAGTACAATATGAACAATTTGTTTTTCCTGGTCCAGGTGGTGTTTCTACAGATGTAAATTACAAAATAACTATTCAATTAGAAGAAAACAATGCTTCTTTAGGTAGTAGTTTTGCTGCTTCTTGGCAAAATCAATTTCCTGTTGATAGATATTGCAATATAGAGGTATTTAATCCACATGATAATGGAATTTATCCAACAGGAACTTTAAGATTAAAACAAAAAGCTATAAAAGCCGTAAGGTTTATGCAAGGAAATACTCAATCTGGATTTGGTTATTCAGCTACATTTATACAGCTTGGTACTTATGGTTATAATTCTACACATAACTATAGTACTCTGATACCAGCTATAAGAGCTAATGGTAGTACTCCTCAGCTTGAATTAGTATACTATGATACTCAAGTAAATGCACAAAATCAAAATTCTAGTGGTGCAATATCTGCTTCTTGGTTTAATCTTCAGCAAACACCTGTTTTAGCTGCGCTTTCAATTGATTTTTCATATAATATTCAAGTAGATAATATAGAACCTAATTTTGGATTATCACATAGATATTGTGCTATAAGTGCATATCACAGTGATTTAGATATTAGTACTACAACTGTTTCACCAAATACACTTGATGGTACAGATATTATAATATTTGAGCAACCAAATATTGTACCTGTTATTGCTTTTGATCCAACTGTCACTTCTAATGCTATTCATAATTCAGTAATAGCTGATAACGGTCAATCTTATACTCAAACTCAAGAAGTAACTGCTACTTTTTCTGCAACTACTTTTAATGGTTCAGGACCTTTTACTTTTACAATGCCAATACAGCATAATGCTCAAGCGCCTGACACACCAATAATAACTTTTATTGAAGCGACAAATGATTTTGGTAGTACTCAACCAACAGGAAATCACCCTAGTTTCTTTACTACAACTGATTTAGCAGCTTGTAGTATATCAAGTACAACTGGACTTATGACAATACAAGTTTCAGAGTTACCAACTGGTAGTGTTTTTGCATTTAAGTTAAGAGTTACGCATCCTAATAATCCTCAGTTTTTTGCTGAATTAACAATAATATACTCATAATATGTCTGCAACAATTTTATTACCATTTAACGAAGATCCTCAACTAACAGGAGTTCAAGTTGGAGACACTGTTTATTATGTAGATACATCAAACATAGCTACAACAGGTACTTTTAGTACAACATCTGATTTAAACAATATTATTAAAATAGGTGTTATTTCAGGTTTTTCAGGTACTTACAATATAGAAGTTACTGTTACAACTGCAATTGCATTACCTACAACTAACGATTATATATTTTTTAGTAAAGATAACTCTGTTAATTTGTCTTCATTAAAAGGTTATTTTGCGGAAATAAAATTTGTAAATGATTCTACTGAAAGAGCAGAGCTTTTTAGTATTACTATGAACGTAGAAGAAAGCAGTAAATAACATGTTAAAACTGTAATTATTAAACATATATTTTAATATAAAATGGAAGAAGAAAAAAAATACAAAGGTAGAGGTAAAAAATTTGGAGACTTTCCAATTAGAGAGAAAAATAAAAAATCTCCTTATAAAGCTATACCTTTACTTTTAGGTATTACAATGGGTCTTGGTTCTTTATTTTCTATAGGCATGGGTATATCTGGTTTAAAACGAGCTAAAGAAGCTAGAGAAAGAGCTAAAGAACTAGATAGACAGCTTCAAAAGCAACAAGATGATATGGCTAGATTTGACTTTAGAGTTCAAAATCCATATGAAGATATAGATGTTACTACAAAAGCTCAACAAGTTGCACAAGATGCACAAACACAACAAGCCGCTGATATATTAGCTACTTTAGCTCCAACAGCTACTATGGGGTCAACAGCTGCTTTAGCTACATCTATTGCAAAGCAAGGTTCATCTCAAGCTGCTAAACTAGCAGGACAAATGTCTCAAGCAGAATTTAAACTACAACAACAATCTGCTAAAGCTCAATTAGCTATTGATCAAAGTGTTAAACAACAAGAATTTAATAGAGATGCAGCTATAATGAATATGCAAATGTATAGAGCTGCTGGTGAGTATGGTATGGCTGCACAACTAGGACAACAAGGTATGGAAGCTATAAGTGCTGGTGTACAAGGTTTAGGTACGGCTGCTTCGTCAATTAGTGGTTCAATTGATACAACTGAAACTGAAGGTACAGGTGATGCTAGTGGTTTAAATTTACAAAACAATGACGGTAGTTATTTTGATACAGGTGTTGATTTTGGGGATTATAGTTTAGGTCAATTATAAATATATATACTAAAAATTATGGCAAAATATAATAAAATAGATTTTTCAAATGCAATGGCAGCCTTAACTTCTGCTAAATTAGCCGATGCTACTGTAGATTATACTTCTTTAGCTATGAAACCTTTGTTAAGTTATTTTACAGAGCGTATAAATTTAGCTGAAACTACTTCTGCTATGTTTTTAAAAAATATACCTGACGATTTTAAAGCTGAAGTTGTACCTGTTGAAGCTAGAGAAAACTTAAATGATTGGATTATGGATCAAAAGTTTCAAATGAGGATGCTATCAAAAAGATTAGGTGCTTTAGGTCATAAAAAAACAAGTGCAGAATATATAGCTGCAGAAAAAGAGTTTAACGTTTTAAAAAATTCATTTGAATTAGTAGAAGGTGGTTTGCAAAAGCTAAAAGATTTTAGAGAAAAAGGAGTTGCGGCTGTTAAAGGTGGTTTAGCTGCTGGTCAAGATATTGATGAAAAAAATGCTTTATTAGAATTTATTGGTGGTGAAGGTTATGATAGAATAGAGTATAGAAATGATGGAGTTTATTATCAATCATTATCTGGAGAAGTTTTTAATGTTAAAGATTTAGTAGATCCAAAAACAAAAAATTATGAGTTTCATACAGCATTAAATAAAGTGTTTTCTGATGCTAAGGCTTTTGGTGTTAGAGGTATAAAATTTAAAAATTTAGAAGATGGCTCTGCTGAAATATCTGAAGTAGAGGCTTTTAGTATACAAAATTCAATAAATGTTTTATTTCAAGATATTGATTTTGCAAAAGATTTTATATTTGGTGGTGTTTATGGAGATACTACAGGTAAAAGTAAATATGTAGATATTTATATAAAAGATCAAGCTATGCGTGGTATACCTGGTTATGAGAATATATTAGACGAAAATAATAATATAAACGTTTCTAGTGATAGCTATAATTTAAAACTAATTGAACTGCAACAAAAACCTCCTATAGAAGAAGCTAAACAATTTTTAATGAAAGTGATGGTTGATCAAGCTAATAAAGATGGTTATAACTTTTATTTAAATAAAAAGAATGAAAGTACAAAAACTGATGAATTTATAGATCCTAAAGCTTTTGCAGACTCTATTAGATATAGTAATGCTACGCCAGCTAGATTAATTACTAATAGACCTGATGCTCAATATCATTATATTTTTAGAAATCAAAAAGATGGAAAAACAGGTAAAACAGGGACATATTATATAGGTAATCAAAATGGAGCACCTTCTGCTAATCCAGGTTTTCATAATTTATTACCAGCTGACTTAGCTAGCTTATATGGCTTTGATGTTAGTATATTAGATATAGAAGGATCAACTACACCTGCTTTTGATCAAAACTTGAAAATAAAAAAATAAACTAAATGTATGTTTGAAAAGTATATAGTAAACGGTATTGAACATACTAGAGCAGAGTTAGAAAGAGCAGCAGAAGTTCAAGAAGTTAATTTTGAAACTCTAATATCTAAGCTTAATGCACAAGTTGTTAAGCGTGATCCTACTATGGACGATATTGAATTAAACTCTAAATTTATTACATCACCAGAGTATGATGAACCAAGAATAAAAAGCTGGGGTGGTATTGTAGATTTAGAACAAGTTAATGAAACACCTATCGAAGGCGCTGTTAAAAACGTTGTTGATAAAATATCTAGATTTGCAGAAGGAACTGTATCTATAGTTGATAATTTAACTAAAGGTTATGAAACAGGTGAGTACGGTTTTGTAGGAGAAGCTATTACTGAAGGTGTGTTTTTGTCTACTTTAGGTTATATATCAGCTAATCTTAGAGAAAAAGGCTATGAAATACCTAAAAATATTGGTATTATAGATTTAACTTCACCAAGAGAGCGTAGATCTATGTATGAAGCTCATTTAATAGAATCTGCTAAAAAAGGTTTAACACTTCAAGAAGCACAAAAGTTAGATCCTACAAATAGAATTAAACTAGAAGGTGTGTTAGAGTGGTTTGATAAATATCAATATGATGTTGAATTAGATAAAGATGGTAAACCATTAGATTTTATAGAGCTTTATAGTAAAGGTGATATAGCTGGAGGATCTGATGCTTTAGTTCAAGATGTTTTTAGTGCTGCGCCATCAGTAATAATAAGTAGAATACCTTATGGAATAGGACCTGCTATATTAGGTGCTGGCGCTTATATGGAAAACTTTGAGCGTGAACTATATGAAAGACTAGATGAAGAAGTAAAAGAAAGCGCAGACTTATCGTACAAAAATGTTGGTGATAAAATTAGTAGAGGAGATGTTATTACTAACTCTGTAATACATGGTTCTTCTGATTTTTTAATGGAATTTTTTGGTGGTCGTCTTTTAAACAGTATAGGTAAAAATATTCCAAAAGAACAAGCTAAAGATATTTTAATTAATAGTACTGGAACTTTCTTTAAAACTATAGCTAAAGGTTTTGGTTATGAAGCTTTAACAGAAGGTGCTACAGGAATTTTACAAGAAGCTGCTGACGCTTTAACTTATGGTGATTTAAAAAGTTTTTCAAACTTAGGTAGAACATTTATAAAAGACGGTATAATAGGTGGTATTTTAGGTGGAAAATCTGCAACATTATCAGCTAAGAATATTTTAGATACAAGAAAAAGACAAGAGTGGTTTGCAACTAAAGAGTGGAAGCAAAAAAACGGAAAATTAGAAAATGACTTAATTGAAACTCAAAAATCTTACGCTAAATCAACTACTGATAGCGAAAAGTCAAATTTTAAAAATAAAATAAAAGAAATATTAGCTGAAAAGAAAAAGCATAGAGAAGATCTATATGACTTTTTTGATAACTTAGATAGTGAAACATTATTAGCTTATGCTAAAAACTATGATAAAGCAGAGCAAGCTTTAGATATTATAGGAAATAACAAATATACAAAAGAAGAACAAGATAAAGCTTTTAAAGAACTGCTAGTAATAAACAAAAAGGCAGAACAGTTTTTTGATAACACAAAAATTGAATATAATAGCGCTCGTCAAACAGGTATATCTCTCGCGTTTAAAGCTTTAGAAGCAATTAGAAAACAAAAAGGTGCTATTGGTACTAGTAACAGAAATGCTAGACTTACCTACATGAACAAAGCTAAAGCTGATAAACTTATTGCAGAAAATAAAGATTTAAAAAATATTTTTTACGATGAAAAAGGTAACTATAGCGTACAAGGAGTATTTATTAATAAAGCTAAAGATGGTAAGTTTGACATATATATTGATGAAATAAATGCTGCTAATGTAGAAAGTACTAACGTAGTAGGACACGAAAATTTTCATGGTATAATTTCTTTTAATTTTAAAAAAGGTATAGGTAGAGAAAACTTAATAAAAGCTACAAAGACTTTAGTTAAATATTTAAAAGAAAATGGTTACGGACAAGTAGTAGATGATATAAACAAAAGGTTAGCTGTTAAGTATAATGCTATTACTGCTAATGGACAAATTCTTGTTGATGAAAACGGTATAGTTTTATTTGATAAAAAAAATGAAAAAAATTATGAAGAGTATTTTACAATACTTAGTGATATAGTTGATACTCAAAAATTAAAAGCAGGTGATAAAGATGTTAGTAATCTTGTAAGTAGCTGGAACGCTTTAATGTATGGTTTTGGTTTTAAAAAGATAGATTTTCAAAATGCAGAAAGTGTATTAAACTTTGTAAAAACTTATAGTAAAAATATAAAAAATGATAATCTTTTTGGTAAACTTAAAGCAAAATTAGTATCTAGAGCTAAAGCTAAAGGTCTAGAAGCTAAAGACAAAAAAGATATTATTTCTAAACCTGGAGTAAAAAAATCTATTACACCTTCAAGACAGTATACTCCTAAGCAGAGAGATACTGAAATGAACGAAGCTGGTGAAAAATACACTAGACAAGAGTGGATTGATGGTAAAGGCGAAGAAGTATATTGGGATATGTGGAGTAAAGGCTATATAGAAGATATGGTTAGAGAGCAAATGTCAGATGATTTAAAAGGCTTACCTGGTTTTTCTGAAGCAGACTTTATAAATGAAACAGCTATTAAACTTAAAAAAGCTTTTGAAGATTTTAATATTAATAGAAAACAAACTGCAGAAGGTAAGTTTGGTTTAGCTGGTTGGATAGGTCAAAACATTTCATGGAAATTAAGTAAAGTTCTTAGAGATGGTTTAGCTACAAAACAAAAGTTTGAAGAAAGTTTATCTGACGAAATAGTTGCTAATAGAGTTCAACAAACTATATCTGAAGATCAAGATCAAACTAGTTTTGATGAAGTAGATTTATTACAAGAAGAAATTAATACAATATTTAACAAAGAACAAGATTTAAGAGATAAAAGAAAACCATCTGTATTAAGAAGTAAATTAAAAAATAGAGATAACGAAGGATTACCAGATGCTTTAGTTCAAAAGTTTAGAGATATTGTAGCTGATATTATAGCTAATGAACCATTAAAACCTGGTAATACAAAACAAAATAGAGCTTTTATTAAAAGTATAGAAGATAAAGTTTATAAAAAACTAAGAAAAGATATTCAAGACTTTATACAAGTTGGTGATTATACACAAAACATATATGATAATGCTTTATTAATACAAAAAGAGCTTAAAACTAAAGAGCTAGTAGCTATTGAAAAAAAACTACCTAGTGACGAAAGAATACTTACAAAATATGTAGGTAGGTTGACTAGAAAAGCTGATATTCAAAGAGCTATTGATTTAGATTTATTACCACCAGAAGCTATAGATCTTTATAAATCTGGTGTGCCTTTGAGAGTTAAAATACAACCTGAAACAGAAATTGATATTGCAAATTTTTCAGAAGCTTTAAGAAAATTTTATAATCCACCTACATTTGTTCGTAGTAAAAAAGATCCTAATAAAACAGTTAGATCAGGACTTAGAGGTACAAGACGTGATGCTATATCAGGTTATTTAGCTAAAAATATAGCAGAAGACGCTATACCTGAAGCTTTAAAAGATCCTAAAGTTATAAAAGGTAGAACAGATATTACTAAAGAGTTATTCGATGAAATTGAAGCAGCAGAAATAACTAGAGCTATTAATAAAAGCATCGACCATAAGTTTTCTAAATCTGCAGGTCGTGATATTGATAATGCTATAGATGGTGGTGATTTATCTCCATTTGTGCATATTAAGTTTTCTAAAAAGCTTAGAAGAGAGTTTAACTCAAGACTTAGGGCTAAAAGACCTGATGAGGTTGATGAATATTATGATGATCAAATAGATCAAGTGTTTAAATATACTGATGATTTAGATGAAAGTGTATACAATAGAAATAAAATGCAAAAGTTAGCTTTTCATTATCTTATAAATGGTGCTGTAATATTACCAGAAGATGGTTATAAAGTTACTGAAGCTGCCGATCTTGCTCAAAAAAATAAAGTAGATCCTTTTTCTTACAAAAATCCAGAAGATTTAATTAATCAGTTTAAAAAACTAACTGCTGATAAAACTCTTCTTGATCCAGAAACTTTACCTACATTTAGTAACAGACAAGAGTTTGCTGGTGGTAGAATAGTGATATATAATGTTAAAGATACTAAAGAAGGCCAGATAGATCTTAGAAAGCTAGCAGATTCACATTTTGGCAAAAGCTTTAATAACTGGTGTTTATGCGCTAGACTCGGCGAATACTATAGCAGTGATCAAGCTTATTCTGAACAAGAGCGTGATCAAATGATTGCAGAGCAAGAAGCAGTAGGTAGATCTGTACAGGTTGAAGAATACATAGAAGACGGTAAGGTTGTATATGAGTTAACAATTATGGACAAAAAAGATCCAAAAGACGAATTAAAAGCATCGTTTAGACATTGGCAAGATTACAAAGGTGATTTAGGTTTTAAAGCTGTATTTATAGATGGTAAACTTAAGTATTTTAGAAGCGGAAATGAAGGAAAGTATTATGATATAAAGGATGAAGAGCATAGTGTAATAACATACAAAGATACTAAAGTTGATAAAGATGGTTTTAGAAAAGTATATGATTTTGATTATACTCAATTTCAAAAAGATCAAGATGAGTCAGAAAATCTTATAAAAACAGATTCTTATATTTACACAGCATTTTATGAGAAGGGTAGTAAAAATAAAAAAAGTGGAGAATATATAAAACAAAGTGATGTTCGAAGAGTAATTGAAAGACATTTTAAAAACAAAAACGGTGAGTTTGATGGTGAGAGAATTGTTATTCAAACTTATGATGAAAAAGAAACAATTGTATATAAAAAAGGTAAAAAAGTTAAAGCAACTAAAATTGAAACTGTTGCAGAATTTACAGAAGACAGTAAGGTTATAACAGAAATTTTACCATCAAAATTAGGTGGTGGTTTAGTTGAAGTTATGGGAAGTAAAACAACAGTTGTAAAAAATTATGATAAAAACGGTGTTTTAATAAATGTACAAAGAGTTTTAGAAGGTGTTTTAAAACCTGTTGCTCTTAGAAATATATTATCAGGTGCAATTTCTGATATGGTACCTGGCGCAAATCGAGGGGAGTTGTTAGGTAGAGCTCAAGACGCAACAATTAGGCAAAGCGTCGATTATAACAAAAAATTTGTTAAAGGAGGTAAAAGAATTAAATTAACTTTTACTTACGATATTGATCAAATCACGGAAATACCTATTCAAGATTCTTCAGAGTATTTTATAGAGTCTATAGACGCATCTTCAATGGAAGAAGCAAAAGAAATAGCTGCAAGAGAAGAAGCAAAAGGTTATGTTACTAGAATAGATAATTTTGGTCCTAATGATATAAGCGTTGTGGTTATGGAGAAAGTTGAAACGTTTGGATTTAGCGAAAAAAGTATTGAATTTAAAACCGCGGTAAGCTTTGGTCAACCAGAATTTGGTAAATTAAAAGATGGAGAGTATGAAAGAATAGATAAAGCAAAAAATGAGTTTACATTAAAAAATGCTAAATACGAAATAGAAGGTGAAAACACTGTAAGTGTAAAAATTAACGCAGCAAACCAAACTTTAAAAAACGCTGAAGAAACAGTTGGTCCTAGAATAGAAAATGTTAAGTTTAGCAGAGGTATGAGCGAGCGTTTAAACGAAATGTTAGAACGTATTGCAAAAGTACCTGCTGATAAAATATTTAGTAGGGCTGATGCTAAAGTAGCTAAAAGACCAATAATAAAGGGAAAGATGTTTGGTTTTAGCACCGGAATTACTCCTTTTTATTTACCACCAGGTGCTGAAGACTTTAAAGGCTTGTTGTATTCTATGTTAGGTAAAGGTAAAAAAGGAGATCAAGACTTTGAGTTTTTTCAAGAAAATTTATTAAGACCTTTTTCTAAAGCTAACATAAATTTAAATACTGCTAGAATGAAAATACTAGCTGATTTTGATAAACTTAAATTAAGGTGGAAAGAAGTTACTAAGAAACTAAACTCTAAGTTACCTGGTATTAATTTTACAAATGATATGGCTATTAGAGTATATCTTTTTGATAAAATGGGTGAAGCTGTTCCAGGTTTAACAGTAGAGCAACAGCAAAACTTAGTTGATAGAGTTAAAACTGATAGAATGTTATTAGGCTTTGCAGAAAACTTACAAGCTATACTTAATGTAGATGGTGGATATTTAACACCTTCAGAAAATTGGACAGCTGAAAGTGTGACTTCAGATGTTTATAAAGTTACAGAGCAATTAAATAGAGCTGTATTTTTAAAAGACTGGATTGAAAATAAAAACGAAATATTTAATGAAGATAACTTAAATAAAATACAAGTTATATACGGAAAAAATTATAGAGATGCTTTAGAAGACATGCTTTTTTCTATGGAAAAAGGTAAAAGTACTAATAGAAACAATGTAGATAAAGAAACAAATTTTGCATATAGATGGCTACAAGGTACAGTTGGTACTATAATGTTTTTTAATATGAGAAGTGCTGTTACACAGTTAATATCTACTGTTAACTATATTAACTATAAAGATAATAATCCTATACAAGCATTAAGAGCACTTTGTGATGTAAAACAGTTTTCAAAAGATTTTGCAATGATATTTAATTCTCAATACTTAAAAGATAGAAGAGGAGGATTAAAAACAGATGTTCAACATGGTGAAATAGCTCAAGCGTTAAGAGGTATAAAAAGTCTTCAAGAAATAATTAATGATGTAAAAAACGGTGATAATACATCTGCTGAATTAGCTGTAGACTCTATTAAATCTATAATAAGTTATTTACTTAAAATAGGTTTTACACCTACACAAATAGCAGATAGTACAGCTATATCTTTTGGTGGTGCAACTTTTTATAGAAATAGAGTTAATACATATTTAAAACAAGGATTAGATCAAAAACAAGCTGAAGATAAAGCTTTTAATGATATGGTAGAATCTTCTGAAGAATCTCAACAGTCTGCTAGAGAAGATAAAATATCAAGACAGCAAAAAAGTCTTTTTGGTAGATTAATTTTACAATTTCAAAACTATCCTTTACAGCAAAACAGAATAATAAAAAGAGCTTTTCAAGATTTGATTAACAAAAGAGGTGATATAAAAACTCATATATCTAGATTAGCTTTTTACGGTTTTGCACAAAACTTATTATTTTATACTATTCAGCAAGCTTTATTTGCATTACCATTTTTTGATGACGATGACGAAGAAGTAAAAGAGGAATTGTTAGATACTAAAGGAAAAAGAATATTAAATGGTATTTTAGATACTTTTCTTAGAGGTTCTGGTATAGCGGGTGGGATAATTTCTACAGCTAAAAATGCTTTAATTAAATTATATGAAACACAAGTTGGTCAAGGTGATGGTTTAGATTTTATAGTTGAATTATCGAACATATCACCTGGTATTGGTGGTAAAGGTAGACAGTTTGAAAAAATATATAGAACTATAGATTATAATAAAGAAGCTCCGTTAGCTATGAACGCTTTACATCCTAAAAATCCAATAATACAAGTAACTGCATCTACTTTAGAAGCAACATTAAATTTACCAGCTGATAGAATTTTAAAGAAAATAAATAATTTAGTAGAGATTACAGACACTTCTCGAAATAACTTTGAAAGAAGTTTACTTTTTTTGGGTTATAGTCCTTATGATATGGGTATAACAGATGTTTATGATGAAGTTAAACAAGCTACTAAAGAAGGTAAAAAAATGATCAAAGAGTTTGATCCAAATAATGAAGATAATACTTTAATGCTACGTTTTCTTAAAACTATACATGATGAAGAAAAAGAAACTAGAAGAAAAAAGAAAGATAAAATAAAATCAACTTCTAAAAAATGTAAAGGAATTACGTCGAAAGGTAGATTCTGCGAAAAGAACGCGCAAGAAGGTAGTGATTTTTGTGTATATCATCAATAAAAAATAAGAAAATGATAAGAATAATTTTAATAATATTAATATTTTGCACTACAGTTAGTGCACAAAATTTAAAAAAAACATTTAAATTTGCTACTTTTTATATAGCAGCTAATGGTAACACATCGTTAGCAGATCAAGATATATATACAGTTTACAATAGCAAAGTTACTTATGATACTATTACTACTCCTTTTGATTATTCATTAGTTTTAGGTATACGTAAAATAAAACGTTTTCAATATGAAGGTAGTACACCTTTTAAAGATGGTACTGAGTCTGCTTATGGTGATGCAGCTACAATTGGTTTATCACCATTTGAATATTTATTTGAGTTAGATTATAAAAGACAAGAAGGTGTTGAATATTTTGATCAACAACATTTTGTTAGATATGTTAAACCTTTATGGTTAACTAAAATAGAGTATGTTAAAGATGGTTTTGCAGATATAGAATATTATGAAGCTACACAAAGATTTAGATTACGTGGTAAAAAGAAGTTATCATTTAATATTGGTGGTGTTACAAGACTTGCAGAACCTTATGGTTTTGATCCGCTTGAAGAATGGAAATTAGAAAATAATTATATACACTATACTCAACTAGCAATACAAGAAGGTTATAGTATAGATGTATTTAAAAATGAATATAAAGATCCAAATGGTAATATAGTAGCTAATAGCAGCGCTGTTTGGAACGAAGTTGTTATACCTCAAGTGTTAAAAGATTATGTAGATAAAAAACGTAATGAGTTAGATAATCAATGGCAACATTCAATTGTAATAGGTTTTGATTACTATCATTACAAAAAAGATTTTTGGTTACATAGTTGGGGTAACTTTTTACCATATCATTATGATAATAAAAGTCAATATTCTTATCATAATTTTGTTGGTGGACAATGGTATGATTATTCAGGTGGATTAATATTTGGATATAAATTAAATAAGCATTTAGGTTTATTTATTGAAGGTAAGTATAATAAGTATTGGAACAGAGAATGGTATGACTTTAAGTGCGGTATTAACTATGTAATATTTTAAAGTATGGCAAAAGAATTAAATGAAAACACTAGCTTTAAAGTTAGTATACAAACGCTGATAGCTATAGGTTTTGGTATGGCTACAATAATAGGTATGTGGTTTGCTTTACAAGCAGATATATCTGAAGCTAAAGAGCTTCCTAAACCTGATGTTACTCGTATGGAGTTTGATATGAAAGATCAAAATGTACGACAAACTATTATGACTACACAAGAAGATGTTAAAGAAATAAAAGAAGACATCAGACGTATAGAAGATAAAATTGATCAGTTAAGATAATGAAAGTGTGTATAGCAAAATATTTGTACGCGCTAATTATGATATTAGTGTTTACAGCAGCTACAGCTTTTAGTCAAGTAAAAGTAGTGCATTTCAATGCAGGTTGGAACTCAGCTAATGATGTTGAGTGGTTTAATAAATTATCTGATGCTAATAAAAAAAATTTAAGTATTGATGATGGTGATATACAAACTAAATATTCTATTGCTATTGTACCTACTATCATTGTATTTGATGATGGCGAAGAAGTAAAACGTTACCAAGCAGATCTTAGTTTTAAAATGAAAGCTACTAGAGAAGAAATACAAGAATATATAGACGAATTAATAATAAGTAAATTTTAAAAATTATGGCATTTAAAATGAAAAAGTTTAGTGGGTTTAAACAAAAAGATAGGCCTAAACAAGCAACTCCTTCTAAACCAGTCTTACCTACTGCAGAAGATAAAAATAAAGGTATAAAAGCTAAAAAAACTTTATTGCAATTACCAAAAATACATAAATCTCAAAAATCTAAACTTCCAACTAAAAAAGAAGCAAAAATATCAAAAGGTAAAGTTAAAGGTTTAACTGGATTTGAATATGATTTTGTTAAACCTATTATAAGTGCTCCAAGAAAAATAAATAGAAAATTACCTGAACTTTTAAAATTTAATAAACCGAAAGTAATTAAAACAGTTAGTCAAAAAATTAAAAAATATTTTACAGAAAGATAGTGAAAAAATTAATTACATTTTTATTTTTATTTAACATTGCATTTGCGCAATGTCCTCCAGGTACTTGGAGTTTAAACGTTACAGTAAATCCTGATCAATATCCAGAAGAAACATCTTGGTATATAATGACTTTCTTTGGTGATACATTAATGCAAGGTGGACCATACACAGGTATTATAGATTATGAACCGCAATATGCTGCAGCTTGTGCACCTATTGATAGTTTTTATATTGTTGTACAAGATCAATATGGTGATGGTGTTGCTGGTAGTTTGTGGGGTGGTAATGATGGCTCTTTATACATAGAGCAGTGTGGTGATACTATATGGAGTTTACCTGTAGCTGATTTTGGTTATCAAATATATGATACAATATACACATCAGGTTGCCCTCCGCCGCCACCAGTGTTTGGTTGTATGGACCCTAGCTATGTAGAGTTTGACATAGCAGCTACATTAGACACAGGTATGTGTTTTACACCAAAAATTTACGGTTGCACAGACTCACTAGCATATAATTACTTAGACTCGGCTAATACAGATATTAACATTGATAGCTGTATGCATGAGCTAGAGTTAACAGATTTAGCTGGTAACGGTTGGGCTGGATCTAGTTTAAAGTTATCACAAGCAACTAGTTTATTACCACCGTTTAATTATCAAGACATCGGAACTTATACTTTAATAGATGGTTTTGATACTACGTTCTTTATAAATTTAGCAGCAGGTTACCCTGTAAGAGCAGTATTTGAAATAACACAACAATCAGACTTTACAGCTGTACAGTGTGGTTATAGCTTATACTCAGAAGATTATGTAGCTATAGATATAGAAGGTGGATTTGTAAATCCTATACCACCATTTTTTCCTGTAACAGGAGAACCTTATTGTGGTAATAATTGTATTGAAAGAGTTTACGGCTGTACAGATACAACTGCTTTAAATTATGATTACTTAGCAAATACTGATGATAGTACTTGTTACTACTTAGCAGGTTGTACAAACCCTATATATTTAGAGTATAATCCTGCAGCTGATTTTGATGATGGAAGTTGTAACACTTTAATTGTTCTTGGTTGTATGGATTCTACTGCGTATAACTACGATCCTGCAGCAAATGTAGAACTACCTGGTTCTTGTATACCTTTTGTGTATGGTTGTATGGATCCAGTTATGTTTAATTATGATCCACTAGCAACAGCACCTGATACTTGTATACCTTATATATATGGTTGTACAGATGCTAGTATGTTTAATTATAATATAAACGCTAACACAGATAACGGTAGTTGTATACCGTTTGTTTATGGTTGTACTGATTCAACAATGTATAACTATGATGTTTTAGCAAATACAGATAATGGTACTTGTATACCTTTTGTTTACGGCTGTACTGATGTTTTAGCAATTAACTATAATGT